AAGCCTGTGGCTACGTTCTCCCACTCAGGTACGCCACGAAACGCGGCGCCACGTTCGCCTTTAGCTCCTGGAGAGGCATACATCGCGCAGACATACGGGTCCGTCTTCTCCCACAGTGGGGCGGCTGTGTATTGGATGCGCTGATAGCTCCATACGTACGGCTTGCCCTTTGTCGGGAGCAGCACCGAGGTCGACCATGCTGAAGATGGTTCGGATGTTGCAGCCGGAATTGTGGGGGCCGTGGTACCGCTGTCAGTGGCTTGGTAATAGGTGATTACCTGCGAGACGCCACGGCCATCATCACCGTCCGCCCCATCCTTGCCATCAACGCCGTCTTTCCCATTGGCACCGTCCTTTCCATTGGCACCATCCTTGCCGTCGATGCCATTGGCACCATCTTTGCCATCGACGCCGTCCTTCCCCTTCTTCAGGTATCGGACGAAAGCGACTATCGAACAATTTACCATATGGTTGACTCCTCCTTTCTTAGTTTAGAATTCTTCCGACGTCATAAGAACCACTACGTCTCCTCCGCTTTCCGCACACATGGCTTCCGTCACTTCAAACTTAGACGCGCCGGAGGCGGAGCCCAAGTAATTGCCGTAAGTGTCCTGTGCCAGGAAGTCGAAGAGAGGCGTTGGCGACACGCGCACACCGCTGCGGTTCACAATCTTTGGTTCATAGACCACGCTGCCCGAAGTGCCTTCCTCGATGGTTTCGTCGGTCGGCGTGGGGCAAGGCTCCACCATGTAGGGATCCGTCACGTCTGTAACGCCCTGCGTATCGCTGCCAAGCGGTTCCGTGCCGTCGCTGGCGTACACCTCCACCTTGTACTCGGCATATGTGTTGACGTCATCCTTGCTGACCGTTATCGTGCTGGCCGTGGAGGCAATGCCCGTAATCTGTTCCCATTCGGTGCCCGTCAGCTTATACCACTTATAGGTGTACGACGAGGTCTCGTCGAGTGCGCCGTTGAAGTAAACTTTAGCGGCCAGCTTGCAAGTGCTGTTGTTGGCCGTCAGGACGAAGTTGTAGTCGTCGCCCGAAGAGATGGTGACGCGATAACTGTTACCGCTCTTCTGACTGACAGAGATGGGACAAGTGGCCTGCAGTTGGTCGGAGCTGTTGCCCACGATAATCGTGGCCACCGCCTTGATGGTGATGGACGAGAAGCCCGCCACCACCACCAGGTTCTTCATGATTTTCAGTGCCTGGCGGCCATTGGATACCGTCTTCTCGAAGAGGCCCGCGAACGTGCCCGTCGATTTACCGCCCGAGAATGTGATGGCAATATCGTTCATGTACCAGGTAATCTGCGAATCGAGAATCGACAGCTCACCCACAGCCGTGCGAGACGACATGCATATAAACTCCAGGACAGGCTTCTTGGAGTCCTCGTAGTCCGTCCAGTTGGGAGTGATCTCCGCGTTCTCGTTGGCGTCACCGATATATTCCTGCCACAAGTCGCCGTACTTGCTGTAGATGGAAGTCATATAGGTGCCGGACTTCTTGGAGAAGTGCACGTTTCTGGCGTTTGCGGTCTTTGTCATACATTATCCTCCTTTCCTTCCTCGGCAGCAGCCTCGTTCTCTACCTCTTTCTCAGCGGAACCCTCAGCCACTTCCTCTTTCGTTTCTTCATCGCTGGATTGGTTCTCTTCGGCAGTATCTTCCGTTTCCTGCTGATAACCTTCGGGATACTCACCGCCCACATCGAAACGTGCGGCAAGGGCGCGGGGAAGCGTGCGTACCACCTCGCCACGCTGTTCCTCGGCCGCTTCGGGCAGGGTGAGCAGCACAGCGCCAATCTGAGCGCATACGTCGTGGTAATACTGTGGGATGCTGTTGCCCATCGTCATGCCGAGCATGCTACCCAATTTGTCGAGGTCGCGGCGCCAGAGGATGTAATTGCCATCCTGGCACTGATAACGGTCTCGGGGACGGAAGCCCAACGCTTCCCATACTTTCTTGTTTGCCTTCGCGTGATAATTTACAATCATATTCTTTGTATTTTAGTGGATTAATAAAATAGCTCCATCGGAATCAGTCATAATGGCTCCGTCGGAATCGGTGAGTACACACCAGGGGCCGCGGTCGATGAAATCACAGCCGACTACGGCGCCATAGGTCTTGTGGACGAACGACGTGTCGAGCGTGCAGGGGCAGCCATTGCCACGCTGTGTGCTGGGTTGCACCGTGCGAGCTGCGTTCTGCGCGTCGCCATACCAAACCGGCAGGAACACGCCCTGGTAGTCGGATATCACTCCATTCGCATCGCTTACCAAGAGGTCGTATTGCATCTCAGAGGCGCCTGCGGGAATGTTCGACGCCGCCACAATCTCGGTCTGTAAGGCAGGTATGCGGCGCGTAAGGGTCACAATCTTCTCCGGGCATCCGTCCGTAAGGGTCACACTTGCCGGATCGCCGTCCTCGCTGTACTTCGCACGGCAGCGCAAAATGAGTTTGGAACCCATGAGCGACTGGTTAATGGTGCACTGCGTGGTGTCGTCGGACACCTTGATGAAGTAATGCAAGTCGCTGCTGCCGACGGTTTCAAAGGACTTTCCGTCGCACGAGATATCCCAGACAAAGGTACGGTAGGCCGCCGGACAAAGGCCACCATTTACGTGCAGCGAAGCCGTGACAATCAGCGTGTCGGGGTCGCGCAGGGGATTGTAGAGATGGCCGTCGGCGGTATCCAACGACAGTACCGGCACGCTCTTCGAGGAAGCGTTGCATGCCACCAGGTAGCTCTTCATGATTTTGTGTACCTGGTTCGTGCGGCTGTCCACGTAATCCGCCGTGAACTTCAGCGTGGCCGTCGTGCCGGGAGCGAAGTTCTTCATCACGCGCAGGCGGCCCGCATAGGCGCCGGACGTTTCCACGGCATAATCCGCCGAGTCGTTGGTGATGACCGTGGAGGTGGTGCCAATCACCTCCGTCCACGTGATATTGGTCAGCGATCCGTTCACCTTGCCATCCGGCAGGATGTGGTCCGCGTCGATGATGGACACGAGGGGCATGAGGATGAGAGGCACAATCGTGTAGTCGGGAATGTACTGCCCGATATACGAGTTGTAGACCTGCTCGTCGCCCACCGTGCTGTCCACGATGATGGTGCTGCTTACCGTTAGCGGCGTATAGTCGATTTCGGCTCCTTTTTGAAGTATCATTTTCTCTATCTGTTTATAAAGTTATTCTTTGGTTATACGGTCTCCATGCTGACGGCCGCTTGCGTCGTTTCCGCGCCATCGCGCAGGGTGACGGTGGCCGTGAACCGCACCTTCTTCGGGAATCCTGAGGAGGTGGCCACGTCCAGGTCCTCGAGGTCCAGACTGATGGCCTTGCCGGCGCCGGCATGGTTGAGCGCCCACAGGTTGTCGCTGGCTGTGCGGGGATTGCCTTCCGCATCCTCGGAGTACCGCGTCCATTCGACGTCGTCCGTGAGGATATCGTCCGTCACGTCCATGTTGTAGAGTTTGGCCACGATGGTCAGCGTCATGTGGAAGTTGTCCGCATCATACAGCTGCTCTTCCTCGGCAAAGTCTACCGTGAACTCCGGATTGCCTTCCACCATTGCCCAGTCCGTGGAGTTCCAGGCCGGCGTGGCCGTAGTGCCCGTCTTCTGGCAGCGCCATTTGCATCCCATGTGCCACACATCGTGAATCACATACCGCCCGTTCTCATCGTAATCCCGGCAGAGGTATTTCGTGCCGGATACGAAAGGCCCGCAGTCCACATAGGTGGGTATCGGTTCCCCTTTATAGTCCACCTGCACAAAGTTCTGGCAAACGACGCCCATCGCATAGAGGTAATCGCGTGTCGGGTCTATTCGAACGTCATTCTTAAGCCATTCGGGTATCGTTCCGAACACCATTCCATAGTTCGCATCCTCCAGGATCGGCTTGGTGACATTTACCAGCTTGACGATACGCCCCTCGGTGGACGACAGGTAGAGACAGCTCTGCCGCGTCTCGTCGGTCTGACTGCCCCAACGTGCGACGTTCATCATCGCTGAGGGCGGATAGTTCTTCCCTGCAGGCACCTCATCGTCCGGATAGGCCGTCACCTCGATATAGTTGCCAGCGGCGTTCACCGAGTTGACGCGCATCCAAGCGGTATAATAGGCCCCGCCGGCGCTGAGCGAGTTGATAATGCCCTTCAACACGTTGCCTTCCTTCTGTGCCGTGAAGTACCCCTCACGTTTCGACTTCAAGTGTAAGCCGTAGCAGCCGTCGCCAAGGTCGTCCACGCTCTCGATGGTGTCCGCCTCCGTGAGCAACTGGTCGCCCTCGATGGCGGTCAGGCGGTTGATGATGAGTTCCATCACCTCAAGGTAGGATCTGACACGGAGACTCTCCACCTCCATATTGCCATCCGCGTCCACCCCGGCGCCCTTGCCCGCATAAAGCGAGCGGTAGAACTCACCGAACTCCGCGCCGCCATTGGCCTTGACCGCTCCCGCCACTTCGGCATCTCCGCCCACCGAGGCCTTGCCTGCCACGTTCAGGTCTGCCTCTGCCGCCAGCGTGCCGCCCACGGCCAGTTGGTAGTCCGTGCGGTCGTCCTGGTCCTTGCGGATGAAGCGGTTCATTACGGGGCTTTCACTGTCCAGGTCGTGCGCCACATCCGCGTAGCCAGCCTTCACCTTCTCGACGGAAGGCTCATCCTCCTCATTCCGTACCTGCCGGAGATAGAGGTATCCATCGTCGTCGTTCGAGAGCGAGTCCAGCAGCGCCTTATTGTCGTGTGAATGGCCGTCGCCGGAAGAGGTGCTGCCACCGCTCACGGTCACCGTTCCGCTCGAGGATACATTCCCCGAGACGCCCAGTTCCCTGAGGCGCTTGCTGCGAGGCAACGCCGTGCGCGTGGTGGCTATGACGTTATACGTTTTCTTTGACATGGCTATTCATATTCTATTCCTTCGTAATTATCGGCAGAAAACTCCGCCATCGTTATCTCACTCGTCTCCTGCTGCAGGTCCTGTACCTCGCTCAGAAGCACGAATTTTCCTTCCGTAGAAGCGTCTGTCAGCACGTTCATCGTATCCAGCAGGCGCACAGTGCCCGACAGCGTAGTCTTGCGTGAGGCGTACTGGCTGTAGACAGAACCGATAAGCAGTTTCTCCAATCTGTCGCTCACCCCCGCCTTCCAAAAATCATTCACCGCATAGCCTTTCGCGTCCATGATGATGCCTCGCGCGGCAGGATTGGGCGTCTTGCCCAATGTGCCTACCGTCGTGTCAATTTCATATTCCTCCTTGGCGTTGCGGTTCACCCAGGCCGTCAGTTCAATGTCCTCCGACTCGATTGCCGTGCCGTTCTTGTTGACGAGCGTGACGGACGGGGCCTTGTACATGAGCCAGCGGGCTATATCATAGATGTTCTTCTCCTTACGCTTGTAGTCAAACTGGTGCACGCCTCTTCCGATGGTCAGTTCCAGCCAGCCTCCCGTGGGAGGGAGGGCGATGAACTCGCCGTCGCCCCGTGCCTCCCAGTTCTTGGGCAGTCCGTCGCGGTAGTAGCCGATAATCTGCTTGTTGGCCTGCCATCCGCCGAAGCCCGAAGCGCTCTTGCGGTTGTTACGGTCGTAGTAACAGAGATACATGCAGCACCATTCCCCATCGCCGGCCACCCATTTCCCCTTCGTCTGCCGATAGCTGTCGGACTCCATGATGGCACTGTTCTCGTAGTGATAGAGCACGTTGCCATCCGCATCCTTCAGGCGGAGCATACAGGGAATATAGCCGAAGTTGCACCAGTCGTTCAGGTGCTCATAGTTATCGTCCTCGTTTTTCTTGCCTGCACTCTCGAAGGGATTGTAACGCACATCGAAGAGCAGGTCCAACTTGATCTTCAGGTTGAAGTCCGTACGCTTGTAGCTTGGATTACCCAAGAAGCCGGTCTTGCAGACGAAGATGGGCGAAGAGGAATAGACGCCATCCTGGTGCACCGACGGAAAACTGCCGTACACCTTCCTGAAGGTAGCATCCGTGTTCCCTTTATAGCCTTGTACCACACCCGCCTCGTCGCTACCACTGTACTCCGTGTCGATGCGGAAGAAGTTGGCGTCGCCCGTCAGCGTCAGCGGTAGGCCATCCTGCGTGCCTGTGCACATTCGGAAGCCGTCTGCCGCGTTGTCGAAGTCGGCGTCCATCTTCCACAGTGTACCGGTCGTCTTCTCCGGGAGCACGTCGTCATGGTCCAGGCTGCCGTCGATGAGCGTAGTGTCGCCATACGGTGAGTAAGTCAGCTTCACGTCGTTATAGACCACATCCGCGCCCAGCACGGCATCATCGCTCTTCCAATACACCTCCTCGGCGCTCAATCCGTCGTAGATGGCGTTCAGATCGAAGAGGAAGAGGTCGCCGCCCTTCTGCACAAGGCGCAAGGCAAAGGGTTGCAGGATGGCTTCCAGCACCTCGCGCTTGGTCATCGGCGTGCCGTCCTCGTCGTAGAAGTTATCGCAGAGCAAATAGAGCTTGCTCATGTCGATGGCGTCGTAGGCAGAGGTTCCCACGCTGATGTATTTCCTCAGTTCGTTATATTGGATGCCCGTTGACTCCAGGCAGTCCGTCAGGATATCCTCCATCGAGCAGAGCCCTTCCTTCTCCCACTCCAGACGCTCCAGGATACCGAAGTCGGAGAACGTGAACTGCACGGTGTAATTCGTCTTGTAGGAATACGGTTCCTCGTAGAGTTCCGGATCGAGCATGCCGCTCCAGTAGAGTTTGCCATCGCGGTAGATGTTGGCCCGGATGGTGCCCGGCTCGATGGTATAGAGGCCGACGTACTTGCGGTCGGTTTCGCTGACCAGCGTCAGCGTCATCGAGGAACCTTGCACCGGTTCAAACTTGTCCACCTCGGCCCACTCGATTTCTACGGGCGTGTCGGCGGAGAAGAGCAGCTCTCCCGCTTTCGCCAGGCTGTTGTCCTTACATTCTATCTCCACGTCGTAGAGGACATTGTCCTCACTGCAGAACGTACCTTTATATAGTGTGTACATTTCCATATTCCCTCCTTATCTTGTTCTTGCCCGCACGCGCTCCTCTTTTTGGAGGACGCCTACGAGTGTTCTACCTTCTATCTTGAAAGTCACCTTTCCGCCGTAACCTGCATCCGGCTCAATCAGGTTCCTCAACTTGTTGAGCGGTGCCACGACCTCCGGATTGTTCGATGCATTGGCGTACTCGCCGAAGATACCCAGCGTGGGACCGTAAGCGATTCCGCCGTCGGCAAACTTGGGGATGGCAGCCGCCAGGATGACTGACTGCTGCTCGGCGATGTATCCCGAGGCGATGCCGGTGCCGGCAAACGGGATATAGGCATGTGCGGCAAATGTCTTGGCGGCGGCCAACGCACTCCATGCAGCCGTTTCCACGCCTAACGCCGTCGTCGTGGCAGTGCTTGCAGCGACCGTAGTTACCGCGCCTGCTGCCGTGGTGGCCGCTTCCGTCTCTTCCGCGCCGGCTTCAACCGCCTTCGCCTCCGCATGACTCGTGGAAGCGGATGTGAACATGCCGACGATGGAGATGATGGACGAAAAATCATTGTAGAGCGAGAGGACGCCGTCGATAATGGATGTCATCTTGTCCCAGGCGTTCCCATTACTCTTGAGCGAATCGGTCATGCTCTCGATGGAGTTGCCCACTCCTTTGACCGGTCCCCAGATATCCTCCACACGGAGCTGGCTCTTCTTCAACTGCTTCTCATAATTCTTCCAGGCGGACACCTGCTGCTGTACCTCCTTCCGTTGGTCATCGCCCAGCGGGTTCTTGGTATCCTCCAGCAGTTTCTTCAGGCTGTGAATCTTGTCGCGGATGGAATCGAGGCCAATCATTTCCAACTCGATGGTCAGTTTACGGCCACTCAGTCCGCTCAGATCATCCAGCTCGCTCTGCATCTTGGGGATGGCAGCCAGGCGCTGGAGGGCGTCCCGCTTCTTCTCCAGGGCGGTGATGGTGCGCTGTGTGGCTTCTATCTCCACGTCGCTCTGCGTCTTCATGCTGTCCGCATACCAGGACATGGCTTCCTCCAGGTCGCCCACGGTGTTCAGCTGGCTGATGTCCGACGGCTTCGAGGCGTCTTTCAATGCTGCCTCGCGCTCCTTCTTCCAGCGCTTGTACTCATTGATCCGTTTCTGGATCTCTATGCTTTCCGTCTGGGTGGCATGCTGCAACTTCTGCTCGTAATAGCTGATGGCATCCGAGGCCTGCTGCAGGTTGCCGAGGTCGGCCACGGGTACGGGGATCGAGGTTCCTTCGTTCAGGACGCGCACCTTCTCCTTCCAGGCGTCACGGGTCTTGACCGCTTCCGCGCGTTCGGTACCGCCCACCTGCTTGATGCGCTGCTCCCAGTAGGACAGTTCCGTCTCTGCTTGCTGGATAGAGTCCACGGTATCCATATCGAGGCCGATGTGAGAACCCTGTTCGAACGCCGTTTTAAGGTCGGTCACACGCTTTATCTGAGCGTCCAGTTGACCCAATTCCTCCTGCGAGGCGGTGGAGCGCTGATTTTGCAGATAGGTCAGTTCCTTATCGAAGTCATCGAGGGAATCGAATGAGGTAGGACGGCCCAACTCTTCGTAGAGTCGCTTTACCGCGTCCTGGGACTTCTGGGCTTCGTCTCTCAACTTGGTCAAGCTGGCTATCTTATCAACTTCGCTCTTGTTTGTTTTCTCGATTTGCGTCTGATAGTATTTCACATTGTTACCGAGTGCCAGATAGGAAGTGGCGTTGGCGATAAGTTTCTTGCCGTCGAGCCCGTTGCTCGAGGAGGAACCGTAGTTATATTGCTTATCCAAGGCATTCTTGCGGGCCACCATCTTTGCCAGCAAATCATTCTCCTTCTTGGCGCCCTCCAGGTCTTTGGTTCCAGCTTTGCCCTGCGCTACGGCCGTTTGTTTTTCGATAGCCTGCTTCAGGTCGGTGTAGCTCATCGTTTCCCAATTCACGGCCTGAGTGGCAGTCTGAGCGCTGTCCGCAATCTCCTGCTGGGATTCTTTGGCCATGTCCAGGCTGTTGGCCAACTCGTCCTGCAGCGTCTTGATTTCGCTGGTGAGTTGGTTGGCTTCTTCCTTTAAATTGGCATATTCTTCGGTATCTCGAGTCACCTTCTCCAGAGCGAGGGTCTTCTGCCCTGTTGAAGTCCACTTAGACACCACTTCCGTGCGTTGCTGCTTGTCATTGCCGTTTTTCTCCAATTCGGCTTTCTTCCGGTTTACGGTATCCAGTTGGACTTGGTTTTGCCCAATCTTGAAAGCCAGATCCCTGGCTTTGGCCTCATAGGCGATTTGCCGGCAGTAGGCTTCACTCTTGCGAGTCAGGATGTCATACCATTCCGAGGCCTGGCTGTGATAGCCAAACTCCTGACCGTATTTCTGATTAAGTTGGCTGATAATGTCGGTGGCATCACCCTTGGATTTGATAAGGTCCTTCAACTTTTCACATTCCATGCTGATTTCAGCCTGTGCACTGGCCGAAGCATTCTTGAAGGCTTCCATCGAATCTGCCAGGGCGTCCGTTTTGTCAGTTGCCTTCTCTTCCTTCGTAATCAGCGACGATACTGCTCCAACGACTACCCCGATAGCAGCAACCAGTACTCCGCCCATTACCGCACGGAGCGTCACGGTGGCCACGGTCAGAGTTCTCACCGCTCCAGTGGTGGCCACTGAGGCCGTACCAAATGCTGTGATTCGTCCGATACAAGTGGATATCGGCGTTTTCAGCATATACAGCGACATTGCAAACTGGGTGGTGGCAGCTACCACTGAGAGTACAGGCGATGCGCCGCTGGCGATTTTCGTTGCAAACTCTCCGAAAGCAGACACGTTGTTCGAGATAATCTGACGCAGCGACTTTGCACTGCCGGCCACATTATCCACGGCTGCGTCGATTGTGCCCATACTGTCCGACATTGCTTCCACATTCTCGCCAAACTTATCGCTGAGTTCTCCGGTCAGCGAAGTCAGTGCACGGAGAGATTCCGCAGATCCGAACAGTTTGCCATAGATTTCCTGGTCTAACTTGCCGTGAGCAGCAGCATAACTTTTGATATCGCCATCCAGTTGCTGGAGGAAGTTACGCATACCTCCCGCCGCTTTGATGGCTGCTGCGTCGAACTGGATGCCCATCTGCTGGGCCATGGTGGTGGCTTCGCTGCTCGGCTTTACGAGAGCGGTGAAGATGGCCGCCAACTGAGTGGAGACTTCCGCAGTATTACCCGTTACACCGGTCAATGTGGCAAAGGACGCAAACAATTCGTCGATTGTCACGCCGAGCGTGGCGGCTGATCCTGTGACGCGAGGTAGTGCCTGCGCCAGTTGTTCGAAGGAAGTTACGCCGTTCTTGGCAGTCATCTGAATCTTATCCTGAATATCTCCGGCAGCACTCCATTCCAATCCGTAGTTCTTGATGATGGTGGATGTGACCGTGACCGTTTCGCCCAAGTCGGCGATACCGCCCACCGAAGCACGCGCGCTCTTGTTCAGGAACTCAATCCAGTTATCCTCTGGTACACCGTTCGAGATAACCTGATAGAGCCCGTTGGCCAACTCCTCACGGGCTATCGGTAGTTGTTTCGACAGGTCCTTCACTTGGTCGGTCAGTTTCTCGAAGCCTGCCTGGTCCAATCCGGCCATCGTGTTGGCGGCACGCATTGCTTCATCAAAACTGTCGTAGTTCTCAGCCAGCATGCTCACAGCTTGGTTCAAACCGTCCACAACGGATATGACGGAGGTGGCAATGACCGAAGCCTGCGCCATCTTTGAAAATCCGTCGGCCAGCTTCCTGGTCTCGCCCACGGCCAAAGCCACAGACTCCTTGAAGTCGTCCATATTCACCTGAAGCGTCTTCAGCACTTTCTCGCCGTTCGTTTCAAGTTCTATTCTGAATTTTACCGAATTATCCATTGCCGTTTCAAATTAAATCGCTATATTTGCAAAAATGAGATTCATATGTTGGAGTTTTTAGCATACCACCCGTTCGCTATCAAACTGATTATCGTAGTGGCCATTGTCCTCGGAATCGTTTGGGCTCGTGGTCTGGATTATTATCTGGACCACTGGAGAGAGATTGACAACGAAGAGCGAAAGAAGCGAATGAAAGGTTAACCTTTCTACTTGAATCCGTACTCCTTCAAAGCACTCTTGTACCTTTTCTTGATTTCCTCCATGCTCATAGCCGGCTTGGCGTCCTGCCTTGTCGGCTCTTCTTTTTCCCACGGGAACACGGCGATGTCCTTTACGCCGAGCGCCTTCTTGGAATAAGGTTGCACCATGCAGGTAGCCAGCCAGCGATAGCGTTCCCATGCACTGCGTTCCTTTCTTACCTCCTGCTGTTGATGACATTTCCACGCCTCATAGAATTCGGATGGGGTGCATCGGCAAAAGTCATCCATACTCATCCCCATACACCCCATCGCGATTCCTAACAGCGTTTCAATATCGCTTTCTATCTTATCCTCTTCCTCCTCTACTTTTTTTTTGAATCATTCTGAAGTGATTCAGCAAAGGCCTGAAGGTCTGCCGGCGTGGTATAGTCTGCAAAGGTGTCGAGGTCCATGTCGAAGTCCACGTTCTCCGCACGGCAAGCACTGGCCGTGCAGTGGTACATGAATTCAATCATATTGGCGGTGTCGCTTGTCGACATCTTGCTCACGTCCTCTCCGGTGTGTCTCTTGTAGCGCAGCATGGCGCCGTTGGTCAGGTAGCAAGGATATTGCTTTCCTTGAACAGTAATTGTTCCTTTAGCCATAATTCAAATCGTTTTAGACGGTTCTACATTAATCGCCTTCAGTGGTATCCGTCAGGCCATTACCCACTTTCTCCACCTTGCCGGTGTTCTCCAGCTGGATGCTGTACTTGGCATCGTCGCCTGCCTGAGCGTCCAACTCGAGCGAAGTGATGATGTAGGAGCCTTTGTAACCGCCGGTAGTTTTGCCCGTACGCTTGTCGCCGTCGCGGAGCGAGTAAGTGGCGGTGATAGGTTCGCCCTTCAACTGCATTTCCTTCAACTGGTCGTAAGTGGGCGTTTCGCTCGTACCGTCGGTGAGTACGCAGCCGTCGGCCGAGATGGTTTCCGAGAATGACTTCACGTACTTATCCTTCCACTTGCCGGAAGCCGCCTCTTTGGTGACGCGCTCGCCCGTTTCGGTTGTGGTGCTCACCTTACAACCGGTGCTAAATCCCAACGCATTCTCTCCCACTGAGAGGATAAGGTTGGTTCCATCGAGTACACTATTCATATTCAAATTCTATTTTAATGTTGTTATAAAATCATTCTAATCGCAGCAAAGTCGTGGTCGGTATCTGTAGCCGGTCGGTCGGCATCTTCGCTTGCCCGCCGTCAGAATGAATGGTTTGCGACTCTGGGTTCTTACATTCATCATCCGGACGCTGTGTGGCGGATCAATCTTTCTCTTCGTTGTGAAGAGACCCTGTGCGCACACCTGGTCGAGGTTTTCAGCCAGAGCGACAAACGGGATGGAGGGAGATACGGTTGCCTGGTCCATTGAAGGCTGGCAGCCTAAATCAGTTATCAAGTCCTCAAGTGGGTTGGCCACCACTGGCCGCTCGGCCGCCGAGGCGTTCCAAACCGAGCCAAGCATGAGCGTCATGATGACGAGCATACATCGGAAGGTAATGTTATTACGCATATTCAAATACTTTTAAAATGTCGTTTTAATAGAAATATAACAAGGAGTGCGAGTACGGCACTGGCCAGCACCTGTCCTACGTGAATCCAGAACTGTTGCCAGGGTGTAGGCGCCGCCGTCGCGGAGGACGATTGGTCCTCCTGGCGTTGCAGCGCATTGCGAATCCTCACCAGCTCGTCCTCCAAGTAGACGCAACGCCGCTCGAGGCTGTCGCACGTCGATTCCACCACGATATCGTTGTCGTCGTTCCGGCTTACCTTTACCTTGGCCCGGCCTTCCTGCCCTTGGAAGCAAGCCCCCTTGGGCAGGCGCGACAGGCTATCGTTCGGAATAGTCAGCGTCACTTTGCTCTGAGGGATCCCCTCGGACCATAGCAACAGCCTTCTTGCGCTTAGGCTGTCGCCTTGGCTTGTCTGCTGCGCTGCCGAGGTCGACGACTCCCGGACTGTTCTGCAACTCACTGCGCAGAGGGCAAACAGCAAAATGAGGGCAAGCCGTAGCTTTTTGGATTGTGCGGTTGAGTTCCAGCACTGCCTTGTGAAGTTTGATATTTTCATTTTGCAATTCAATTAAAGTGTCGTGTAAGGCGTCATACATGGTCTTGTAGACGTCTTCCCGTTCTTTCGCCGAAGCGGCTTTCCTGTTGTCCCGATTCTTGATCCATACCCAAAAGACGGCTACGAACCCGGGCCCGAACAAAAGCTCCAGCGCCTGAAGTATCCAGTCCCAGGTCATAAGCTCTCCTTTCTTTTATGGTGCTACATCAAGTCATACCCCGCTTCCACATCGGCCATGACGGCCGGCTTCCCGTTCTCCTGCTTCGAGATGGCGGCAGCCAAGGCTGTCAGCGTGCGCTTGTTCTCCAAATCCAGTTCCAGTTCGTAGGTGACGGGAATCTGAAGTTCGCGGCACACCGCACAGATATAGGCGTTCGTGTTGTTCTCGGAGGGAGGTGCCCATCGGCGGATGATGTCGGATACCGTGCGGAGTCCGTACTTGCGTTGGTAGTTCCGCAGGATAACCATCATCGCCCTGTACCCATAGGCCATGTTCTCGAACTGAAAGAACTGCGGGTCAGTCTGGCGGAGGCGCAACCCCGTCCACTTGTCTTTCGACCGGCGGATGTTACCGGGGTTGCAATTCCTTAGTCCGCGAGAGTTATAGGCAGTCATCAGTCAGCGTCGCCTTCTTGCGTTACAGATGCATCGGAAGTACGGCTATCCAGCATCACGAATTCCTCGCCGAAAGCGATGTTCGTGTCGGCCTTCATCAGCATCTTGAAGAAGTAGAGTTCCGAAGCCGGGCTCAACTTGTCGATCTGAATCACGTCCTCGTCGTCGCTCAGGTTCACCGCTGCGAACATGTTGGACGAAGAAGGATTGGGAGAGCAGAGCGTAGCCACAATCACACCGTCAGGCCATGAAGCGATGGTCTCGATAGGGATACCCTTGTAGCGCATAGCGTTCACGTCCGTTTCGGATGTGTTCTTGCTTTCGCGTTCGGTCAGTTCGTCATCATACTTGTCGAAGTCGTTCACCGACATGATGATACGCAGGGCAGGGTTGCCACGCAATGCGGTAGGGATGGACTTGCGGACAGCCTTCAGTTTGCCCAGCATGGTGGTCTCGATAGTCGTCACCTTGATGACGTCGTCGTCCTTAGCCGCCTGGGTAAGGATACCGTTCATCAGTTCGCCCTCGCCTTCGCCGTACACACCGTTCACGTAGAGGTCGCCCAGTTCGAAGGTCACCTGCTTGGAGAGCGCGTCGAGCAACGTGTTCTGGACCGCAATCGGGAGTTCTCTGAATACCATCTGACCCTTCGGCTGGTACTGACGCCAGATGCTCTCGAAGGCGGACGGGTCGAACACGGTGAACGCCATCATGTCGTGCGGCTCCAGCTTCTTCTCACTGTAGTCGTAGTTTCCTTTGCTGTCGGTCACCAGGGGGTTCTTTTCACGCTTGCGCAGCATCTTGCTCGTCTTGATACGAGGGATGGACACTGCCTTGTTGATGCCCGGAATGACGGTAATCAGTCCCTTGGACACGATTTCGTTGCCGGTAGCTGCCACGGTAAGGAGCTGCTCGAGTACCTCACCGCTGTAGTTGGAGTTGTTTACTATTAAAGCCATTGCCAAATATATGTTTTAGAGTTTGATATTTCACATTTTCACGGTTTGACGCCCTCTGATCTGGGCTCCAGTATTCTTGCCGGTGGCCACCGAACTGCCGATGCGCACACCTCTCGGAGGGAGCGGTCTCATGGCTCAACCCTTTCTGTTCTTGTAGCGAGTCTGAATCTCGTGCTGGCGTCGCAGCCAGGCGGACTCTTCCTCACCGGGCTTTCCGCCACCCAGTTCATCCTTCACCAAACGCTTCGGACGCAAAGCCTTGATAGCGTCCAAGCCATTCTTGTAGTCCGCCTTCAGAAGGTTCTTGTAAGTGTCCTTCTGCGTGGCGTTGATGCGTCCGTCGGCCACGGCGCTCTCCACCGCTTCCTCGATACGCTCGTTCTCAACCTGCTCGACACGCTTTCTCAGC